GAACGACATCGGGATGGTGGAGTAGTACACCTTGCTCAGGGTGGAGAACGTGCCCTTCGTCCTGAAGACGATCTTCTTCTTCTGGGACTCCATCTCGAACTTGTACTTGTTGAACAGGGTCCACAAGTTCAAGTCCAGCCTGTAGTTGATGTCCAAGTCGTAGGAGGAGAACACGTAGATGTTGGACTCCGACTGGGTCTCCTCGGAGATCAACAGGACCCTGAAGTTGAACCAGATCTGGACGTTGCTGTTGTTCTTGCGGCTGTAGTACTTGTGGTACTCGACCCTCTGGCTGTCCACCTTCTGGCTGCTGGTCATCTTGAGCATCGACTTGTTGCACAGCTTCATGCACCTGGTCAACCTGTCCTCGGTCCCCTTGATGGAGACGGTGTCCTGGAACTCCTTCATCTTGAAGCGGTCCAAGCTGATGTCCGTCAAGAAGTCGAGCTTCTCCTGGTTGTTGCTGGTCTCCCTGCTCTGGTCCACCAACATGTAGGACGGGGAGAACCTGCTGCAGAAGAGGGACTTGAAGTTGTCCTTGAAGTTCCCCTGGCAGCTGAAGTCGGCCATCATGGTGACCTCCAAGTTCCTCGTGAACTTGAAGTTCAAGTTCAGGAAGTCCCAGAACTCCTTCATCGGGAACTTGGCCCCGTGCATCATCCCCTGGACGAACAGGAAGGGGGAGCTGAAGATGTCCTGGCTCATGGTCATCCCCAAGGAGTGGAAGAGCTGCCTGGCCGTCTCCACCACGTAGTTGGAGGTCTCGTACTTGTTCTCGAAGATGAACTTCACCAACTCCTCGGGGCCGGCCGTGGGCCCCTTGTCGTCCAAGTGGAACCTCAGCTTCTTGAACACCGTGTGCCCCATCTTGGTGTCCCTGTTGTAGCTGCCCGACTTCATGATGATCTCGTCCTCCCAGTCCATCATCTCCGACATGTGCTCCCTCAAGATCATCCCCGACCTCTTCGGCTTGTCCTTGAGCATGGCCTTGGCGAAGCTCATGATGTCCACCCTGAACACGTCGATCTGCTGGTCCATGTCGTTGACCTTGTTCTTCATGGTGTTGTACTCCTCCAACCCCATGGAGGAGACCTTCATCTTGTCCATCAAGATGGTGACCAGCTCCTTCTTCTTGTCCTCCAAGATCAACACCTCCTTGCACTTGGGGAAGATCATGGCCTTCCTGGTGCTGTACTGCAAGGCCCTGATCAAGCTGTGCAAGCTCATGAGGACGTTCTGCTGGTAGGACCTCTTCATCCCGAGGAAGAAGGTCTTGATGAAGGACCTCATGTGCTTCGGGTCCTGCTTCGGGATGTGCATGTTCAAGGCCTCGCAGTTCAACACGTTGATGAGCTGCTCCTGGGAGAGCTTCAGCTTGTTCTTGAAGAAGTCCAACTTCATCTTGCTCAACTCCTTGTCCATCTGCATCGGGACCTCCAGCCAGAACCTCCCCTTGGAGTCCTCGGTGTAGGGGATGGTGTGCTTCATCGTCTGGTCCGTGTTGTCCTGGGTGGCCGTGTAGATGTTCCAGTAGAAGGTCTTCAGCTTCTCGGTGTTGAACTTCGAGAACATCCCGGACTCCTTCCCGCAGAGCAAGTTGCACAAGATGTTGACGTAGGGCACGAACCCGAGCTGCACCGGCAACCTCTCCTCGTTGCACTCGAACAGGAGGCACAAGTCGTTGACGAAGTTGTTGTTCATCCTGTAGTACCTCCTCAGCTGGAAGTGCGCCTGCCAGAGCATGACGGTCAAGGTGGTCATGTACATCCCGTGCTCCATGCACCTCCTGATGTTGGACAACACCTCCTGCACGGCCTCCTCGGGGATGCTCAAGTCGGGGATGTTGTTGGAGTTGTACACGTCCTTCACGGTCGCCCACACCATCCTCTTGCCGACCGAGAACAACGAGTTGAACTCCGCGATCGTGAAGTTCAACCCCGACTTCTTCCAGTTGATGTGGATGTTCGAGAGCCTCGTCAAGGAGTCCCAGCACTTGGTGTACCTCATGACCGCCGAGTTCAAGACCTCGTTGGGGACGTTCCCGTAGAACATCACGAACTTCGTCTTGTCGTCGGACGAGAGCAAGGTGTTCATCTTCA